TTAAGCCACGCCGCGGAAAGCCTGATGAGGGAAGCAAAATACCGCGGAAAACTCGTCCACGTCGGAAGGGTCAACAGTCTGTGTCGCATCAGGGATGTCCTCATGATGTGTCCACTAGCGGACTCGATCGACGGCCGGCAGTTCTCAGCGTGGCCGGATCGGTGGATTCCGAAGGGCCTGGACTGGATTTGGCAGAGCAAACAACAACCAAGCCTGTTCTAGATCCGCTCTGGCGCAAGCGAGCTAATGCCTATTGCCGGCCTGTACCCTTCGGTTTCATCGGCGAGGTTATTGGTGCCCTGCTCAGCCATATCGAAGCTCTGGAAAAACGATGAGTGCAAAGTCCAAGACTGACCCGGCGCCGCCCAGGGCGGTGCGCAACGTGAAGACGGTCCCGATCGATGCGATTCACATCGATCCTGGGAACGTGCGCGTGCATCCCGAGCGGAACAAGGCCACGATCCGCGCCAGCCTGGCACGCTTCGGGGCTGGGCGGTCGATCGTGCTGGATGGGAAGAACGTCGTCCGGGCCGGCAATGGCACGGTGGAGCAAGCGCGGGACGCTGGCTATACCGAGGTGCTCGTTGTCGAGCCTGGCCCCAATCAGATCGTGGCGGTCAAGCGGCCCGACTGGTCGGATTCGGTGGGGACGGCTTACTCGATCGCAGACAACACCTCGACGGACCAGTCCGAAGATGACAACGCGAAGCTGGCCGCGACGCTCGAGGCGCTGCGCAACGACGGCTTCGACCTGGCGGCGATGGGGCACAGCTCGGAAGGGCTTGACGAGCTGCTGAAGACGCTGGCCGACGAGAAGCTCGCCAACGGCACACCGACGGAAGACCCCGGCCCACAGATCGATCGGGCCGACGAGCTACAGAAGAAATGGCAGACCTCGACCGGACAGCTCTGGATCATTGCCAGCAAGACGACGCGCGGCGGCGAGCATCGGATGCTGTGCGGGGATTCGACGAAGGCGGAAGATGTGGGCCAGGTGATGGGCGGGGAGAATGCCGACGCTTGTATTACTGATCCGCCCTACAATGTCGGCTTCGCTTACGAAGGTGAATACAACGGGCAGGATTCCAAGTCTCCAGAAGAATACGGGCGATGGCTTAACAGTGCTCTTGGATTGGCTGAGAGTCAAGCCAAGGCGGGATCACCGTTTTTCGTCTGGCAAGCTCAGCCAAACGTAATCTATTTCGCTGATTGGTTCGGCACTCGGGCTTGGAGGCTCTTTGCGGCATGCAAGAACTTTATTCAGGCCCGACCAACCTGGATGCAATATGCATGGGACCCCGTAGTTTGTTGGACCCACGGCGAGACAGAAGCGCGAAACCATGCGGGAATTCGAGATTGGCACCTGGCGGAAACGTCGAATACTCAGCCAACGCCCGACCGCGTTGTGAGTGGAATCCATTCCTGCCCACGGCCGCTGGATACTGTGAAGTACGTCATCGAAAGTCACGTTGAAAATGGCGCGGTCGTTCTCGACCCCTTCCTCGGTTCCGGCACTAGCATAGTCGCCGCCGAGCAGACCGGCCGGCTGGCGCGGGGAATCGAGATCGCGCCCAAGTATGTGGCCGTTGCCCTTGAGAGGCTGGAAGGGCTCGGGCTCAGCCCGGTCCTCGGTGAATCATGAAAGGCCGCAAGCCGACCCCGACGAAACTGAAGATCCTGGCCGGCATCAGGTCGAGCCGGGTCAACCAGCAAGAGCCAACCCTCCCCCCGGCCAGGCCCGAGATACCCGAGCACCTCGACGCCCTGGCGCGGGGGGAATGGGAGCGGCTCTGCCCGATCCTCGAGCGCATGGGGGTGCTCACCGAGGCGGACGGGGCGGCCTTAATGCTTTACTGCGAGGCTTACGGGAAGTGGCTCCGGGCTCGCGGCGAGGTTCAAAGGCGAGGGCTCCTGATCGAGGTCACGAGAACCGTCACCAGCAAGCGGGGGGCGACGATCGAGACGACGGGCCAGGTCAAGGCCAACCCGGCGGTCATGATCGAGATTCAGATGGCCCGGCTCATGAAAGAGATCCTGATCGAGTTCGGCCTCACGCCCTCGGCCAGGTCGAGGATCAAGACGAACGATCCCGGCCCGCGCGATCGGCTGGGCGAATTCCTGGCACGGCAGAAGGCCCGCTAAGCCATGCCCGCGGTCGCGAAAGCCAGGGTCGCCAAGAAGTGGATCCGCGGCCCGGCCGATCGCCTGGCGATCGAGCAGGGCTGCTACTTCGACCCCTCGATCGGCAAGGCGGCTTGTGAGTTTATCGAGACGTTTTGTTGCCAGTCCAAGGGCCGCTGGGCGGGCAAACCGCTGATTTTGCTTGATTGGCAAGTGATGTTTTTAATGCGGCTGTTTTCGTGGCGCTCGCCCGATGGCAAGCGGCGTTTCAAACGAGCTTATCTAGAAGTGGCCAAGAAGAACGGAAAGACGACACTCTTGAGCGCTCTCGCGCTCCTGCTCCTGATCGCCGACGGCGAGGGAGCTCCCGAGGTCTACGTCCTGGCCGTCGATCGCGATCAGGCGAGCATCCTCTTCGACGAATCCGCCCGCATGGTCCGGTCGTCTCCGGAGTTTGCAAGTCGGCTCGAGCTGGTGGACTCGCGGAAGAGGATCATCGACCCCGTCGCCAACGGCCGCATCACCGCGGGCTCGGCCGAGGTCTCTCAGAAGGATGGAGTATCCGCGAGCTGCGTGATCTTCGACGAGCTCCACAGATCCAAAACGCGGGATATGTGGGACGTGATGGAGTACGCCGGGGCCAGCCGAGAACAGCCCCTCAAGATCAGCATCACGACCGCAGGGGAAGACACCGCCGGAATCTGGCACGAGCAACGCGAGTACTCCGAAAAGGTGAATGCTGGTGTGATCCCGGACATCACCCATCTCGGCGTCGTCTATCGGGCCCTTGAGGAAGACGACATCGACGATCCGGCGACGTGGCGGAAGGCGAATCCCAGCCTCGGCCACACGATCAGCATCGATGACTTCCGCCGGGAGCTGGCCGAGGCCAAGGAAGTCCCAACAAAATTGGCCAACTTTCGGCGCCTCAGACTCAATGTAGTCACCCGTGGGGATCAAGCCTTCGTTGGTATCGAGCAATGGGACGCATGCAACGACTTTCGAGCAGCATTGGGCCACGCCAACCTCATAAGCGAAGGGCCGGTTGTAGGCGGGCTCGACCTCAGCACGGTGGACGACTTGACGGCACTGGCCATCGTCAACGGGAGCATTGATTCCGAAGTGGGCGTGGAGATGGCTTTCTGGCTCCCGGAGGAAAACATCGTCGATCTGGAGAAACGTCATCAGGTGCCGTATCGGACCTGGGCCGACATGGGGCTGATCACGCTCACGCCGGGCAACGTGATCGACTACAGCTTTATCCGCCACCACATCAACGCCCTGGCCCAGGAGAGGGACCTGGTCAAGCTGCTGATTGACCCGTACAACGCTACCAAGCTCGGTCTCGAGCTCAAAGAACAGGACGGCCTGCCCGTCGAATATATCCGCCAGGGGTATCTCTCGCTCTCAGGCCCGACCAAGGAGCTGCTCCGGCTCATCCTCGCCGGCCAGCTCCGCCACGGCGGACACCCGATCCTCCGATGGCATGCTAGCAACGCAGTCGCCGAGCAAGACGCCGCCGGCAACATCAAGCTGTCGAAGCGGAAATCTGCCAAGAAGATCGACGGGATGGCCGCCCTGGTCAATGCCCTGGCCGGGTTCACTTCCATGACTTCCACGGCCTCGGTCTATGAAACCCGGCCGATGATCCTCCTTTGATGACCCAAGCCAACCCGTGGGAAACCCATGTCGCCGTCGCCGCCCCGACCCCGCCGCCAGCGGCCAGGGAAGAGCGCGCGATCCTCGGCGAGGAGCTCTGGCTGGCGCCCTGGTCCGGCGGCACGGCGGGAATCCCCGTCACCGAGCGGACGGCCCTCGAGCTGCCGGCCATGCTGGCGGCCCTCACCGTGCTGGCGACCGATACCGCCGTTCTGCCCCTGAATGTCTACCAGCGGCTGCCGGACGGCGGGCGGATCCACCGGTATGACCACCCGGTCGAGGAGCGGCTGGCCCTCAACCCCGATGGCGAGGGAGAGACGACGGCCGTTACCTGGCGAAGCGCCTGGATGGGCCACACGCTCACCCACGGCAACGGCTATGCCGAGATCCAGCGCACCGGCCGCGGGGCCATCTACGGACTGCATCTCCTCGACCCAACCACCACGGCCGCCACCCGCCAGGATGGCAAGCTGCGGTATCGGATCGATGGCGGCAAGTACCTCCCGCCCGCGAACGTCCTGCATCTCGCGGGCCTGGGTTATGACGGCATCACCGGCTACAGCTATATCCGGCTCTTGCGGCGTGCCATCGGCGTGGGCATCGCCGAGGAAACCTACACCGCCGATTACTTCGCCAACGGCTCCGAGCCTGGCGGCGTGATCGAGACTCCGATTGCCCTCAAGCCGGAAGGCGTCCGCAACTTACGCCAGGGCTGGGAAGGCCGCCACGGCGGGCCAGGTCAACGGCATAAGGTGGCCGTGCTCGAACAAGGGGCAAAGTGGAATCCCACCGCGAGCGATCCCGAGAAGGCCCAGCTCGTCGAATCCCGCAAGTATCAGCTCCTGGAGGTCCTCCGAGCCTGGCGGGTCCCGCCCCACAAGGCCGGCGACTTCAGCCAGTCGCACCTGGCCAACATCGAGGCCTCCAACCTCGATTATCTGATGACGGCCCTCATGTACTGGCTGGTGGCCATTGAGCAGCAATGTCACCTGAAGCTGTTCACCCCCGCCGAACGCAAGGCCGGTCTCTACGTCGAGCACAACGTCAACGCCCTCCTGCGTGGCGACATCGTTAGCCGGTTCGCGGCCTATCACTCTGCTCTGGCCGATGGCTGGATGAACCGAGACGAGATCCGCCAGCGAGAGAACCTGAACCCGATCGGCGAGGAGACGGGCGGGGATAAGTTCCTGGTGCAGCTCAACCAGACGACGCTCGAAAAGATCGGCGAGGATGAGACGCTCGAAACGCCCGCCGAGGCGGCAACCGAGGAAGCGACCGGCGAAGAGGTCGAGTCGGGCAACGGCGACGAATCCACGTTGGAATCAGTCAACGGCAACGGCCAGGTGAAAGAATGATCCCAATCGCGCAAGTCGTCGCCGGCTACTCGCTGGGCCAGCTCGCCATCTTTGTCGTCGTCGTCCTGGCCCTCGCCGGCCTGGTCGCGGTCGCGGTGCGGGCCTTCGGGGTTAGCGTCCCCGGCTGGCTCGTGCAGGTGATCAGCATCGTTATCGCGGCGATCATCATCATCGCGGCCATTCGCATTGTGATGTCGATGTGATCGTCGTCCTGCTCGATTCCTCGGTTCTCGCCTCGGCCGCCTACGATGAGCATACGCGGGCGCTCCGGCTCACATTCCACACGGGGGAGGTCTACGAATACGAAGACATCCCGGGTTATCTCTTCGCGGTGCTCATCAGAAGCGACTCGGCCGGCACGGTCTTCAATGAAGCGATCAGGCCCAACTTCAAAGGCAAGCTGATCGAACGGAAAGGACCATCATCATGAGCACCGAGCGCGGTCTTCAACGCCGACATCGGGCCACACTTTGCGGCAGCACGGGTGCCAGTAGTGGTTAGCGTCGCCCGACCGGCGGAACTCGGCGTCTTCCATCCCCTCGCGGTATCCGGCCCCGAAGCCGAGCCAGACGCCGGCCACGAGACCGACGACCAGGGCGGCGAATGCGATGAGTGCGGTGGTGATCACGGCAGCGGCTCCTCTGGCTTCAACCTCGAACGGAAAACGTCATGACTACCGAGCGCCGGATTCAGTCTACCCCAGAGCTGCGGATCGAGCGACGGGCCGACGCCTCAGGGCAGACACAAACGCCCTATTTGACTGGGTACGCGAGCATTTTTAACGAATGGACGACGCTCTACGAATCCAAGAGCTGGGTCTGGCGAGAGATCATCCGGCCCGGTGCCTACTCCGCCGCGCTCGCCGAGCGGCAGGACGTGCGGACGCTGTTCAACCACGATCCTAACTTCGTTCTCGGCCGGACGGCCTCCGGGACGCTCTCGCTCAGTGAACGAGACAAGGGCCTCTTGCAAGAGACAAGGCTCTCCGCCTCCCAGACGATCAACGACCTGGTCGTCGTCCCCATCGAGCGCGGCGATATCTCGGGGATGAGCTTTGCCTTTCAGGTCCGCAACGGGAACACCGGGCAAACGACCGTGGACAAGGGCGACGGGACGCTCATCGTCAAGCGGGCCGGCGAGCGGATCACCGAGTATTACAAGGGGGATACCCTTTATACGGATCGGGAGCTGCTCGCGCTTGATCTCTTCGACGTGACGGTGGCCACGTATCCCGCCTACTCGGGCACATCGGTCGGCCTGCGGGCCGGAGCCGACATCGATTTCGCTTCCGTCGAAAAGGAAGCAAAAGCACGCTTCGAGGAATCCCGCCGCTCCCAGTCTCGGCGGGCACCACTCCGTGAGTATGCGGAGCGGCGATTACGACTGGTCACGGCCGAGTTCTGATCACGGCCCATTCCAAGAGAGGATCGTCCATGAAGACCTCCGTTGAACTCCGAGAGGAGCGGGCCGGGCTCGTGAAGCAGGCTCGTGAACTGATCGAGAACGCCAAGAAGGAAGAGCGCGAACTCTCTGATGAGGAGAACGCGCAGTATGACAAAACGATGGAAGATGTGGACAAGATGCGGGTCAAGATCGACCGCATGGAAAAGCTCGAAACCGCCGAGTCCGACCTCGACGCCCCCACCCCGCGCACCTCCGAACCGCTGCATACAGAGACTCGCGACCGGCAAACGGGCGAGCTCGCCACCAAGGACGCAGTTCACAAGAAGCTCCTGGCCTTTCGCCACTGGCTGAGAACCGGTGAGATCAGAGCCGAGCTCAGGACCGAGCAATCGCGGGCCGCAGAGTACCGCGATACCGTCATCTCGACACCGGCCAAGGGCGGCTTTCTCATCACACCGGTCCAGATCAGCGACGACATCACCCGGATCATCATGGACACGGTATTTATCCGCAGGCTCTGTGAGGCAGCGGGGCAAGTGGTCACAGTGACCGACGCTCAGAAGCTGGGCGTCCGGAAGATGGTCACGGACATGTCGGACGCGAACTGGACGACCGAGGTCGCACCGGTCACCGAGGACACGAGTATGGCGTTCGACCGCCGCGACCTCGAGCCGCAGCTCTGCTCCAAGCTGGCGAAGGCCTCGATCCGCACGCTGCTCCTGTCGAACGATGCGGAGAGCATCATTAACCAGGAGCTCGGGTACAAATTTGGAGTGACCGAAGAAAAAGCCTTTATCACCGGGTCGGGAACGGGCCAACCGCTGGGCGTCTTCACGGCCAATGCTAACGGCATCAGCACGGCCCGCGACGTGACCGCAGCGACAGCGACCAGCTTCACCGCCGACAACCTGATCGACATGAAGTACAGCCTGAAACAGGGCTACCAGCAAGACCTGGCCACGGCCTGGGTTGTCTCGCGCACGTTCGTGAAACTGGCTCGCAAGCTCAAGGTCGCGTCGACCACGGGCGGCAACGACCTCGAATACATTTGGCAACCCGGCATCACCGGCGGGGCTCCCGACCGCATCCTCGATATCCCGTACTACATGAGCGAGTACGCCCCGGCCACGTTCACGACTGGACTTTACATCGCCGTCCTCGGCTGCTTCCGCTTCTACAAGATTGCCCAGGTCCAGGAGATGATGATTCAAAGGCTTGTAGAATTGTATAGCGGGACGAACGAAATCGGATTCATCGCACGCCGCTGGGTGGACGGCGCCCCGATCCTCGAGGAGGCGTTCAGTCGTTTGAAGTTGGCCTGAGAGTTGCCGATTATCCCTTGTTAGTTCTCAGTCCTCATTTCCAGGGTGGAATCATGAAAGTCAAGATGCTGACGATCGCGGCCGGTCCCGATCCCTCACAATACCACGATGCCGGGACCGTGGTTGATCTACCCCGCGCCAAGGCCAAGGAGCTGATTGAGAGCGGCCAGGCTGTTGCCGTGGACGAGAAGGCCGAGGCCCAGGACGAAGACGAAGACGTGGCCGAACCCAGGACTCCCAACGAAGAGCAGGCGGGCGAGTTCGGCAGGCGAGCCGTCACGCCGGAAACCACCTCGGCAAAGCACGCGCACGCCGAGGAAGCGGTCAAGGTCGACGACAAGCACAAGCCCAAGCACTAAACTAGCTCGATGACCCAGCGCAACAAGCTGATCACGCCCCCGGCGGTCGAGCCCGTGACGGTCGACCAGGCGAAGCAGCACGCGCGGATCGAGTATCCCGACGATGACGACCTGGTCGCCGGGTTGATCACCGCGGCCCGCCAGGTGTGCGAGCTCGAGCTCGCCCGGGCGTTCGTCTCCCAGACATGGGAGACGTACCTCCATGGCTGGCCATCGGCCTGGGGCAGCTCCGGAACGCCGTATCACGGCGGCTACATCCCCCAGACGCTGGGTTATCCCTACTCGCCCCTGGCGATGATCCAGATCGATAATCCCAACCTGATTTCGGTGGCGTCGATCGCTTACGTCGACACGAACGGCGCTATCCAGACGCTCGCGCCCTCGGCCTACCAGGTTGATCCGGGGGCGCCGGGTCGAATCTATCCCGGCTATGGCCAGGCATGGCCGGCAGTGCGATCCTTTCCCGGCGCCATCACGGTGAACTACCTCGCCGGCTACGGGCCCGCGGCAACGGACGTCCCGGAATGCATCCGAACCGCCATCAAGATGATGGTGGCAGAGCTCTACGAGAACCGCGAGCTGACGGCCGCGCAGGCCTACAACCAAAACCCGATCTTCAAGTGCCTGCTGGCGCCGGCTGGCTGGGGCTTCTATCCCTGATGCGACCCCAGCAAGTCGGCACCTTCCGCCAGCGGGTCACCCTCCAGGACCTGGTCGAGACCATTGACAGTTACGGTCAACCGGTTCAGTCCTGGGTCGATCTCGCCACATTCTGGGCCGAGGTTCGCCCAATCAATGGCCGGGAAGCCGTCAACATTCGCCAGGTCTTTGCGACGGCGACGACATTGATCAAGCACCGATACCTCGGGCCAAGCCTCGACCCCAGCCCGAAGCAGCGTTATCGGCTCGTCAAGGACGGTCGGATTTTCAATATCCTCGACCCAACCAACATCGAGGAGCGGAACCGTTCCATCGAATCGGTCTGTGAGGAGCGTGTCGATTGAGCACAACGCATAAGCTGACCTTCAGCATCTCGAGCGACTCCGGCGGTACTCCTCTTAGCGGGGTTCAGTCCGAGGTCGGGGCGACCGAGATCAGTTTTGACCAGACTTATGGGGCGTCATTAGTAGATCAGCTCCTTACCGTCGCCTTCACCGCGGCCAATGTGCAGAGCGTTTTCCTGCTCAGCGACAAGGGCCTCAAGATCGAGACGAACAACGCCACCACGCCCACGGACACGATCAATCTCAAGCCTGGCTCACCGCTCGCCTGGAGCAAGTCGGAAGGCTATTCCCCCAATCCCTTCAGCGCCAACGTCACCGCGTTTTACATCACAACCACCGTCGCGGCGCGACTCCAGGGCAAGATCCTGACGACCTAGCGGGTGGCGGGTGGCGGGTGGCGGGTAGTGAGTTGAATTCAATTCGGTCTTTGCCCACCACCCACCACCCACCACCCGCCACCAGGAGGACCCATGCCAGACACCAAAGCTACAGCACTCGCGGCCGGCAGCATCCTACACCCAACCGACTTCCTGGTGGGCGTCGACGTGACCGATACGACGATGAACGCTTCAGGCACGACCAAGCGGTTCGCGCCCGCCATCGTCGCGGCGGGCCTGCCCGTCTTCGGGGCCTCCGGCGGCTCGCATGCGGCTGGAATCGTGCCCGATCCCGGCAGCTCGGCCGGCAGCACGCGCTACCTCCGCGAGGATGCGACGTGGTTCGTGCCGCCCGGCGGCGGCGGCGGCACGCCGGGCGGCTCAAGCGGACAGCTCCAGTACAACTCGACCGGGGCCTTCGGCGGGGCGGTGGACTGGTCCATCGGATCGAGCGGCCAGCTCTCGGGGACGGCGATTGCCGACCCTGGCTCACCAGCGGCGGGCGACCTCTGGCTTTCGAGCGGCCAGAAGACCCTCACGAGCCTGAGCTCGGGCTGCCTGATCCGGCATGGCGGCTGCATCTGGATGGCCAACGGGCCGGGGACGGCGCTCACCAATTCCTCGACCGAGACCTCGATCTTTGCCGGCTTCGCCTCGACAACCGGCAGTCTGGTCATCCCGGCCGGCTTGCTGGTGCCGGGTAAAATCCTGCGCGTGGTCTGGCTTGCCTCGGCCAATTTCTCCGGCACTGGCATCCTGACGCTGAACACCTATCTCGGCTCTACCAAGGTGCTCTCAGGCGCGAACGTGGCTGCACCAGCCGTGAATACTGGTGCAAGCATCTTCAATCACCAATCTTCGATATTCGTTCAATCAGTAGGTGCCAGCGGCAAGGTTTTGGGTGAGGCGATCTGTAGCGGTGCGACCTCGGTCCTGGCGGGGCTATTCTCGCTCTATCAGACCTCGGGCGGTGCCACGCCAGCCCAGGTGACAGTGGATACAACGGTCGCACTGACGATCGACCTGAAGGCCAAGTGGAACGAGGTCAACGCGGCCGATTCCGTCCAGATCCTGGGAGCGGCGGTGTTCATCGATGGCTGATCATCTCCTCCTCGAATCCGGTTCGCTCCTGCTCCTGGAGGACAGTACCTCTCTCCTCCTGGAGTCCTCGCCTGCGGACTGGAGCGCGTGGAAGTACAGTCGCGCGCTCACCGATAGCAACAGTACCACGCTGGCGAATTTCGTCGTCGTCGTTCCCCTGACGGCGACCAATTTCAACTTCAGTCTGGCGAAGTCGGACGGCTCCGACCTCCGTGTTTATGACTCCACGGCCGGCGTCGTCCTGCCCCTCTGGCTGCTCGATTACGATCCTGTTGGCCAGACGGCAACACTCTTCTACAAGGCGGTGAACACCAGCCACGCGCATACGCTCTATTACGGCAACCCGTCCGCACCCGCCGTCCTCAATTTCGGCGCGGTCTTCACCCACGGCTCGGGCTTCGACGCCGACTGGGGCGACCTCGCGACCAGCGTTGCCGGGGCCACCGGGGCGGCCATTCGCTATCCGGGGCCAGCGAGCCCGAGCGACCCGCGCAACTACACGTTCTGGCGGTTGCAAGAATCGCCCATGTTATCGATCTCCGATGGCGTGCCCACCGCTGGCGGCGCCTACACGGGCGTGCGCGAGATCAACCTGATTCGCGACGGTGCCACCAACCGCGTGCTCAAGATTGGCGGCCTCTACTATGTCACGTTCACGAGGCGGCCCAATGTCAACACGCTCACCATCGATAACTGGATCGCCTCCAGCACCAGCAAGACCGGGCCGTGGTCGAATTACGCGCAAATGTGGGCGACGGGCACGGAACACCTCAATTACGGCTCCAGCCCGATCAAAGTCGGCTCGACCTATTACACGTTCGTGACGTTCGGTTGGGCCAACGGCGGGGCCGCAACTCCGGGCCTGGTGGTCAGGCTGCGCATCAGTACCGATCTCGTGACGTGGACGGATCAGGGCACGGTGTTAGCGCCGGGCGTGTTCAATGATCAGGTCTCGGGGCCATGTACCGATATCGGCAACCCCTGGGTCATGCAGTGCAGCGACGGCGTGTACATGATGGTCGTCGAGGGGTACGGTTCCAGCGGCCAATGGGCGTGTTACGGGGCCACCTCGCCGGGACCGCCGTTTTTGGCCTGGACGCCGCTGAACTCGGGTAATCCGCTGATCGGTGAGGGTGCGGCGGGGACATGGGATTTCAACGGTGCGGCCAATCCCAAATGCTTCCAGATGCCCGACAACACTTACATGATGATGTTTAATGGGTCTGATATTGCTGCCGCGAATCTCGATTGGCAGATTGGTTTCGCCTACGCGGCCAGCCGGGCGGGGCCTTATACCATGCTCGCGGCTAACCCGGTCGCCGGCCACACGACGGGCACCTATGGGTGCGAGACGGCCCATCTGTCCTGGGATGAAGACGGGACGAACTATTTCAACATCGTGCAGCGGTTCGACACGACATCGGCGACGGCCCATGCCTTTTTTCTCTACCCCGAGAAGCTCCAGGGCGGGCTTCTCCTGGGCCGCGCGGTCGATAACACCGACGCGGCGGTGGCCGGCTGCATGCTGGCGGCGGGGAGTTTCCGGGCCGAGACCCGCTCCGTGTTCCTGGCGCATCGCACCGTCAACTCCTCTCTGTTCGCGATCGCGCTGGCGAACTCGGCGACGGTGCCAGCGCCCATGACGGCGGGCTCATTCCTGGGCCTGCGGCGGCTGGAGATCACCCGCGCATCCCATGACCAGGCGAATTCTGGTGATCTCGGCCTCGTTTACTGGGACACGGGAGCGGTCCGCCATTTCTGGACGGGCTCGGTCTGGCAGACGGCCGGGACCACCATCGCCACGGACTACGCGCGGGAGATCGTGGCGAGTATCGCCTATGACGCCGGCCTCAATATCTACTACCTCACCGCCACCTATGCCGACGACGGCTCGGTGATCGCCTCGGCCACGATCAGCGGGGCCAGCGTGGGCAGCTTCGGGGCGGGCCGGGCACTCTTGACGGGCGACCCCTACACGGACGCCTCGATTGCGACCACCTATTACCGTTACGTGATGGTCCGGCCCTATGCGGCGGTCGAGCCCGCGATGGTCACAGGTCCGCTGGCCGGCGGCGCGACGGTTCCCCTTTCTCTCTTCTCTGGACTGGTGGCCTGACATGCCGCTCAAGGGTGCAGCGATCACGATCTCCTATGTCGCCTGGGACACGTCGGCCAACGCGGGCAAGACGGGCGACGCAGCCAACCACACTCTCCGCGGCGTCGGCGACGGTACCGAGTTCACGCCGGCGGCAACCCCGGTGCAGGTCGATGCGGTGAACCTCCCCGGCGTCTACAAGGTCGCCATCGCGGGCGGCGAGAACGCCTACGACGTGGTCACCCTGGGCGGCAAGTCGAGCACGGCAGGCGTCTCCTTGATCCCGATCACCTGGGTCAACTCGGCGAACGTCCCCCAGACCGGCGATAGCTTCGCCCGGATCGGTGCAAACGGGGCAAGCCTGACGGCCCTGGGCGATGCCAGGCTCGCCAACCTGGACGCACCGGTATCCAGCCGCAACAGCGTCATGCCGCCCACCGCCGCGGCCATTGCGACGGCCGTACACACCACGCAGATGGCCGAGAGTTACAACGTCGATGGCGTAGCCCCGACCCTGGCCCAAGGTATCTACGTCTGCATGCAGCGGCTCGTTGATTTCGCCATCAACGGGAATCTCATCACCATTCGCAAGCTCGATGGGACGACGCAGGCATTCCAGCTCACAACGGGCCAGTCGCACACTTCGGATAGTGCCAGCCGTACCTCGTGACCTCCGATCTCGTCACACTCGGATTCTCCGGGGATGGGTCCGGGATTGCCACCCTGGGGTTCAGTGGCAGCTCTGACGTGATTCCGACCGGCGGGGATCCCACCGTCACGCTCGGATTCTCCGGGGATGGGTCCACGATCACCACCCTGGGGTTCGGCGGGGTGGCGATCATCATTCCGCCGCCGACGCAGGGCAGTCTCCGCCAGGCCGTCTATTCCCGGCTCGCCAGCTCGCCGGCGATCGCCGCCCTGATCGGCGCGCGGATCCACTTCGGGGCCCTGCCTCAGAGCATCGACCTGGCGGACGGGCCGGCTCTGACTTACATGGTCCCCTCGCGGTCCTATGGCCATGTCCTCTGCGGCTCCGACGGCACCAGCTCCGCCCGCGTGCAGATCACCGCCCATTCCTACCGGCAGGCGGCGAGCGATCAGCTCATCCAGGCCGTGCGCGATTCCTTTCAGGGCTTTGTGGGCACGATCGGCGGCCTGGTGATCACGGCCTGCATCTTCGACAACGAGGTCGATCTACCGAGCCCCCCGTTTGCTGGCACGGATCAGTGGACCTATTCGGTCGCCGCTGACTACCAGATCAATCACCGCGTGTCGCTTCCCGCCAACCTCAACTAGGAGTCTCGTCTCGTGATCCTCCCCCTCGTTCACGAGGGGGCTTCTTGGGACACGCATGCCTTTCCCCGACTACGTTGCGTCCCACTGGCCCGATCCAGGCCAGTCGCCTCCAAGGGCGAGTTTGCAGAGCGCCTCACGGCGTGTCTGGGAAGCCGGCCCTCTGGTCCCACGGGGTTGGCTACCCGTCAGGCTTTCGAGGCGCTGGCGATGTTTCGACTGTAGCAGAGATCAACTTGCATGTGTACGAATGTTTCGATCTTTCAACATTGGAGGGCTGGCGATTCCCCCGTCGCTTGAAAGCGACGGTCCCCTCGCCAGGAACTTATGGCTATTGTCCAACCGGCGGCGGGAACCACGCTCGCCTTCGATCCGACCACTCCGCTGACGTATCTCACCATCGGCAACATCACCAGCATCTCGGGCCCCGAGGGCGAGGTCGGCTCGGTCGAGACCACGGTCCTGACCTCCACGCGCAAGACCTATCGGTACACGATCGTTGACCCCGGGGAGCTGTCCTTCGAGCTCGACTTCGACCCCACGGACGCGGCGGTCCATGCCAAGCTGGCGGCGCTGCAAGACGTCCCCGCAATGCACTCGTGGCAGATCACCTATCCGTGCGCGGGCACGCCCAAGAAGGCCACGATCGACGGCTTTTTAACGAAATTTTCGCCGGATGCGGGTGGGGTGGAAGAGAATTTGACGGCGGCCGTCACCATCAAACTCACCGGCCCCATTGTCTGGAGTTGATTCTATGCTGACGCGCATCTCGTTCCTCGCTCCGCAGCCGCTGGAGCGCCGCCCTGTCACTGTTCCCGGCCTCGGCTCCTGCTTCGTCCGCGCCATGAGTGCCGGCGAGCGGGATGAATTCGAGGTCGCTCACGCGCGGGGCAAGAACCGCGACTTCCGGGCCCGCCTGGTCGCCTGTAGCGTCTGTGATGAGGGCGGCGACCTGGTGTTCGAGCCGGCCGACATCCCGGCTTTGTCGGCCTTGCCCGCCGCCACGCTTCAACCGCTCGTCACTGCGGCGGTCGAAATCAATCGACTCACCGAGGCCGATGTCCAGGACCTGGAGGAGGCCTCAAAAAACTCATCGAGCGACCGCAACGGCAATTCCTCTTCCGCCTCGCGATCGCACTTGGCCGAACCGTCGGCGAGCTAGAGGGCTCGCTGTCCGACCGCGAGCTCGAGGAATGGCTCGCGTTCCATCGCCACGTCTGCCCCTTGCCTGATCCGTGGACGATCGGGGGGGGCATCTGGGCGGCGGTCTCCAATGCCTTTAGCAAGCGGCGGTTCAGGGCCGAGGAATTCATTCCCGTCGATCGGCGGGGCAAACGACTCACGCCCGAGGAATCGGTCGCCTGGATGAAGGGGGTGCTCGGTGGCGGGCTCGATTGTGGTAACGGGGGTGAAGGAGATCGACCGGGCGCTGAAGGAGCTGGAGCCGAAGATCCAGCGCAAGGTCCTCCGCCAGGCGATGCGATCGGGAATGAAGCTGGTGTACCAGGAAGCCGTCCAGCGGGTGCCGATCCTGAGCGGGCTCCTGAAGCGGAATATCAAGCTGAGGGCGACGAAGCGGAGCCGGAACCGCCAGGGCCTGCTGGTGCAGATCAAGTCTGATCCGGGGTTCACGAAGACGTCGAAGGCGGGCAACGTCGCCTGGTACCCCGCCGCGGTCGAGTTCGGGCACGGCACGGTTCCGCCCTCTCCCTTCATGCGGCCGGCTTACGACATCAAGGGCCCCGAGGCCAGAGACACCACCATGCACGAGCTGCTCGAGGGCTCGCTCCGGGAGGCGAAAGGTTAGATGCTCATCGGCACGATCAACATTGCGATGCAGGCCTCGACGCAGGCTCTGGTCAAGGGCCTGAACGATGCGCGCAGCAGCCTGGCGGGGTTCGGCAAGAGCCTGGTCTCGCTCAAGGGCCTGATCGCCGGCAGCTTCGCGGGCGCGGGGATCGCCGCCCTCGGGCACTTCGCGGGCCTGGCCGATGATCTGAGCGACAACATCGAACGCATGGAGACCATGTTCGGCGATGCCTCCGACTCGATCGTCAAGCAGGCCGAGAAGATGAACGCGGCCTTCGGTACTTCGGAGATTGCCTCCACCGCCGCGGCGACGAAGCTCGGGGGACTGTTCAAGGGCCTGGGCGTCGAGCACGGCCCCGCGGCCGAGATGACCAGCCAGCTCATCGTCCTGGGCCAGGCCATCGCCAACTTCAAGGGGATCTCGTTCGAGCAAGCGATGGGTGCCGTTCAGGCCGGCATGGCGGGCAAGGGCAAGGGCCTGAAGGAATTCGGCATCACCGTCAAGGCAACGATGACGGCGCAGGAGCGGTTCAACGCCCTCATGAGCGGCGGTGCCGAGGTGATCGGCGCCATGGACCAGCGGGCGATGGACGCGGGGGCCTCGTGGGCCTCGTTCAAGGGCCGTGTCGAGGAACTGGAGATAGCGCTGGGCCAGAACTTGCCCGAGATGGTGGAGCCGTTCTTCGCCGAGTTGAACGTGCTCGTGGTGGCGGCGGGCGATGCGTTCAAGAGCCTTAAGCAAACGGCCCTCGACTGGGGCGAGGGCAACATCGAGGCTTCCAAGGCATCGGCCGAGAGCATGGGCTGGGTGCAGAAGGCAATCGGCGGCGTGGCTGATGCCTGGCAGTTTGTGGCCGGGGTCTTTCACACCTGGCAGGCAAACTTCACCGGCTCGATTGCGATGATTGTCG